TCCCCCGCCCGCACGTCGAACCGCTCGTCCGGCGCCTCCTCCAGACCGCTGAACACGAGATCACCCTCCGGCCCCTGCGCGCCGCCCAGCGGCGCCCTGCCCCCGGGGACGCCGTCAGTGCCCGGCCCGGCACGCCCGTCCTCACCGTCGAGGAGGCGCACATCGTGCAACTTCAGCGCCAGGAGCAGAACGCCGTGGCCGCCGCGTTCCTGCGCCCCCGCGAGCGCGACAGTCACCTCGGCACGACCGCCGACCCGGAAACTGCCACCCTGCTCGACGCGGAACAGGACCGCCACAAGCACGCCCTCCTCGCCGCCCGGTACATCCTCACCGGCCCCGAGAGCCTCGCCCGGCACCACGCGCAGATCGCCTGCGACGCCGAGGACACCTACCAGGCCCTCAGCCGCGTCATCAACCGCGCGCGCCTCCAGCAGCGCGAAGGCCTGATGTTCCAGGATGGGGACCGCTGGATTGCCCGCATTCCCGACCATGACGACCCCGACGAGGCCCGCCCCGCGCTGTTCGCGTTCCACCTCGACCTCCGCTGGGCCACCGGCGGCCTCGCCCTGCAGGTGGAACCCGGCAGCGCCGCGCACCTCGAACGCACCACCGGCATCCGCGTCGGGCAGGGCTGGGCCAGCCTCGCCCGCTGGATCCACGACGAGCACGCCCGGCAGCAGGAGAGCGGCGGCGGCAGTGGTCGCCGCGCCCCCCTCGACCAGCTCATCTGGCGCGAGAACGACGGGCACCTGCGCCTGCGTACCGGCCTCGACCGCGAGTACCCAGGCCTGATCGCCGCACTCGAAGCGCTGCGCGTCACCCTCCGCCCCGCCTGACCCACCCCGCGCGCACTGACGCCAGTGCGCCCGTAGGAGTCCCATGACCCAGCCCGACATGCAAGTCCTCGCGCGACGCCTCACGGCCGCCCTCGGCCACGCCCTGCAGCCCGGCGAGCAACTCGTCTCCTCCATTCCCGGCACGCTCTGCCTCAATGGGCAACAGCGCGCCCCGCACCGCCCGGACGACCTGATCCTGATCGGGCCCTACGAGAATCAGGACGCCGAACTCCTGGCCGCCCTGGTCCTCGCTGCCAGCGAAACCACCGAGAGCCGACTCGACCGGATCCGGGAGGCCTACAACGTCCGCGCCCTCACCCTGACCTTCCGGGACGACCAGTGGACTGCGGAGATCGAGCACGACCGCGTGACCTTCACCGGGACCGGCGACACGGCCGACGTCGCGCTCGTGGAAGCGATCGTCAGCCGGAACATCGGCGACTTCTACTACGGCTCCCTGGACGCCCAGCTCACGCCCGAGCAGATGAACACCTGGTGGCGCGACACGCACCTCGCCGCCCTCGGCATCCTCCCCGACACCCCATACGCGGGCGAATACGCCCAGAAGGACACCCCATGACGAAAAATGCCCCTCAGGACGGCCTTCTGCTTCACCTTTCGGATCTTCCCCGCGCCCCTGAATTCCACCTGGACCAGCTGCTCGACGTGCTCAGTCGCACCCCGGATGGATTCAGGACCCAGCGAACCCAGATCACACTGGACGAAGGGCACGTTGAGCCTGGATGGACGGCAGGAACGTACGGTGACGACGTTGGCATCCTGCCCGATTACGCCTGTGGATTCCACGAACTCGGGGACGGTAAGGTCTTGACGGTGATCGCCGGTCGCGCTCAGGACCGTGCAGTGTCACTCTCCCTGAACACCGGCAGCACCAAACGCTCCACGTGGAAGGCCGCCGTCACCGTGGAGGCCGTCCAGGGACAGTGGCCCAGCCCGGACCGCGCCGCGTCCCACGGAGAAGGCGAAGCGGCCGATCCTGGCGTGGCCGCCCTGATCGCCTACCTGCGCGCCTGGGGAACCCTGGCATGACCCAGCCCGACAGGATCTCCGTTCAAGCCACGCTGCACCTCGAAGTCCGCTCACGCGGCACCCGCCCTGGCCGGACCCAGCGCGAGCAGCGCGTGTACACCAACACGGTCCCCGCAGACCCCACCCAGCCTGAGCCCTGCACCCTCCACATGGAGCGCCACGTGCAGCACGCCGGCGGCATCAGCCTCAGCACCTGGACGTGGACACCTGAAAGCTACGACCTCGACGCCCGCACCAGCACCTTCCGTGAGAGCCTCAGGGCCAGCGACCGACTCCTGGAATTCCTCGAGTACTTCGGCTGGACCCGCCGCCCCGATCTGGAGGGACCCGCGTGAAAGACCAGATCATCCGTGAAGCCCACGCCACGCTACTGCTCATGCTGCGCGGCGCCGCCCTCGTGCGCACCGGGAACGTCGTGTGGCTCCTGCAGGGCGAAACCCGCACCCCCATCTTCATCCGCGTGTACCGCGCCCTGCGCGACCACCAGTGGATCAGCAACGCCCAGCTCAGCCGCGAAGTCAAAGACGCCGAGCACTGCACCCTCACCCCCGAGGGCCGTGCCGTCGCCCAGGCCGCCCACGAAGCCGAGTACCGCGACCAGCCGGGCCTGCCCGCCCTGCGCACCGCCGACCGGGGCGGCACGCACCTACCCGTGCTGATCGTCCGCCCCCACGACTTCACAGGCCTGCTGGAGTACAGCTACTCCCTGCCCACCGGCAAGATCATCGGCAAGCGCTGGAAACGCTGCCTGCTGCGCTACCAGGACAACCCCGCCGAGGTTGCCGACCTGAAGAACTGGGTGATCGGCGAGTACTCCCGCCTGTCTCCCGACCACCCCGGCGACATCGACATCACCTGGTACGCCCCGGAATACGAAACGGCGCCGGCAGCCACGCCATGAGCCGCGTGCCGCTCACTTCAGACGCCGAGCACGCTGCGCGGCTCAGTCAGCCGCAGCGGACCCACGAGTGGTGCGCGCTTCACCTCACCCCCGAGGAGCGCGCCACCCTCCTGCCGGCCAGTGCTACCGCCGACACGTACCACGTTCCGACTGTCCTCCTCGACGCGGTGCAGGCGCGCGAAGCGGAGGTGCCCTGGCGACTTCAGGACCGCACCCCAGAAGAACTGCTCGAGCAGTTCCGTGCCGGCCAGTTCGTGGATGTCATGGGCGACCCTGGCATGGTGGCTCTTCGCCAGGTGGAGGGCATCGGCTCCATCGACCTGCATGCCGATCAGCACCACGTGTACGTGTTCACCGTGCGGGCGCACATGCTGCGCATCCCCGCCTTCCCCACCGCTGACGCCGCGGAGGCCTTCATTGAGCAGGCCCGCGCCGCGTACGGCGGGAACACACTGAGGTTGAACTGATGCGCCACGTCACCTTCGACTTCGACGAGCCCAGCCTGCACGCCCTGAACGCCATGAGCCGCCCCGGCGCACCTGAACCCCTGGCTGAGACCGTCACGGACTCCCTCTTGATCCTGCGCACCATGCAAGGCCTCGCGGCGCACGGCTTCACTGACCTGATCGTCCGCCGCCCCAGCACGGGCCAGGAACGCCAGATCCTCGCCCCTGGCCTCACCCGCATCGCCCAGCGAGAAGGAACTCTCACATGACCACCGACCACGCCGTCCCAGTTGTGTCCGAAACCGACGCCATCCACACGCACTTCGGCCTCTCGTACGCCACGCACCTCGTCATGCCGCGCACGATCCTGCAGAGCATGCCCGACTGGTGGCAGCAGGACTTCGTTCGGCTCCTGCACCTCTACGACCACGCGTGCAGTGGCCTCCCGGAGAACATGCAGGACGTGAACTACCGCGTGCAGACCGGTGAGTGGCGCGAGCCGTGGCAGGTGGACGACGACACCCTCAAACGCCTCGGCTGGAGCTACGGCGACGAGGACGACACGGACGCCACCGCAGATCCGCAGGACGAGGAAGACTCCGACGAACCGCTCCGCACCGTCATCTACGACCCGGAAGGCAACGAGCACAGTATCGACACCGACTGCGTGTTCGTACCCAACCGCGAAGACCCCATCCCGCACTACTGGCGCGGCCGCACCCGCCTCCCCCTCGCCCCCATCACCCGCACTGACGTCAGTGCAGCCCAGGACGACGCATGACCGCTGAACCCCGATACGTCATCACCCCACAACCGTCTGGGGAGTTTCGCGTTCAGGACTGCATCGCCGAGCATGCCGTCGCGATCTACCCGCCCAGCCCGGAGTACCCCGGCATTCCCACAGCTCAACAACTCGCTGAGCATCTTGCTGAGCGACTCAACCACCTTGACAAGCAGGAGCAGCAGCGGCAGGCCTACGTCGCTGCTGTCCAGCCGTGGCTGAATCAACTCTCCGTGTCCGACCTGTAAGACTTCGCCAGAGCCCTCCAGAAAAGCGGCCCCAGCGCCACATTCCGGGACATCTGCTACACCCAATTTCGAGACTGAATGAGAGCGCCCGGCCTGAGCGTTGACAATTCCGTCAGAATACCGCACAATCTCTTTACTATCGACTTCGTGTCTTGAACCCAACCCACCCAGAAGCCCCCGCACCGCCGGGGGTTTTCTCGTGTCAGGAGGCTGCACCATCCCCAAGAAAGCCGTCCGCCCCCGCCCCTGGCACGACAGCGCCCGCACCCTCACCCCGGACGCGTTCTACCTCCAGCTGCGCACGTGGCCTGACCAGGTGCTCACCGACCGGCAAGCCGACGCCGAGCACCTCCCCGAAGACCACCAGGCGTACCTGCGCGCCGAACACGAGTACCGGCAGCGCAACGCCCACCGCGACCCGTGGAGCACCGTGCCCACCCTGTACAGCCTGCAGGCCTGGACCACGCATCTCAAGACGTGGACGCGCAGCCGCCTCCAGCAGGCCCAGGCGCACGGCAGCAAACTCCCACCCGAGTACGCCGCCGCCCTCACCGAGCAGTACCAGTTCCGCCGCGACCGCTGGTGGATCAAAGACACCGACTGATCGAGGTGCCCGTGAGCAACATCCCGTTCGACCCACCCCGACCCAGCAGTCCCGCGCCCGACCTTACCGGCGACCGGGACCTGGAAATCTGGAACGCCGTCATGTGGGCCTACCACGGTGGACATATCACCCCCGCGCAGGGCAGCGTCGCCATGCAGATCCCCACCGCGCAGTTCCCGCGCTCCTACACGGTCTGGCACCGTCAGATGATTGGTGGCGACCCACAAGGACCCGAGCGTCAGCAGCAACGCCGCTGATCCCCTCCCGCTGGAATGGTTCGCGCCAGCACCCGTGTCCACCGACGCACGGCGAGAGACGACCCGCAACGGCAACCGGCCGGCGCCGCTGCGCGCCGAGGAGAGGACCACGCCACATCGAGGGCGTCCGCCTCGGCCCAATTTCCAGAGGACCCACGCGTCCCCTGGGTTCTGACTGCCCAGCGTCGCGCCTGGGCAGCTGTCAACGGTCCACCTGAACCCGCGTAGCGCATCAGGGAGGGGCAAGCGCCCCGCAGCAGACCCCCAACCGGGTGCGCCCATGGCGCGGGGGGAAGAAAGCCTGGCCAAGGAACGGTGCTGTGCGGCACGCAGCGAGGACACCCGCCACTAGGGCCACACCAGGAATACGCCACCCGGTGCCATAGAGCGGAAGCGAGGGTGCAACTCCCCGCCCTTCCACCACGAGACTCCTGCCACGCGCAGGCAGTCGATCCGGGCACGGCCACCACCGTGCCCAGCCTGTCTCTCTAGCCCAACCGGCAGAGGCAGCCGCCTCAAACGCGGCCCAGTGTGGGTTCGACCCCCACGAGAGACACCAAACGCCGATCACGACATCGGAAAACCAACCACCCCACGTCCATGGGAAACCCCAGGGACCCCACCCGCACTGACGTCAGTGCACCCACCCCCACCACATCACCGCAGGAGGTGACCCGCGTGCCCACACCCAAGAAACCCCAGGCCAAAGCCCGGGCCGCCAAGGCCCCCACCCCCAAGAAAACAGCCGCACCACCCGAACCCACGCCACCTGAACCCACCACCACCCGAACCCGGAAGCAGACGGCCGCCACCCAGACTGACCCGGCAAACCCCACACCGACCGCCCAGAAGCGGCAGACCCCGCGTAAGGGGGACGGGAAGCAGATGCGGGTCGGTCGTGGCCGGACGGTCGTGAAGCCGCTGCCGGATGGGACGGACCCGACGGAGGGTGGGGTGCTGTGCGGTTCGCAGTTGCCGGGGCAGCCGGGGGTGTTCTGCCGGCAGAAGGCGGGGGCGAGGACGGATCATCCTGGGGAGGGCCGCTGCTGGCTGCATGGTGGCCTGACGCCGACCCGCTCGGGCGGGCGCTACAGCGGCATCACGAGTCGCCCGCGGATCGCGGAGCTGCTCGCGAAGTTCGAGAATGACCCGAACCCGCTGGACCTGGCGCCGGAGGCGGTGCTGCTCCGGGCGATGGTGCTGGATTTCATCGAGCGGTATGACGAGATGCACGCGGGGCTGATGCGCTGGCAGATGAGCTTCGATAAGGGCTTCGCGTCGGATTACTCGAAGTGGCTGCGGGACACCCGCAAGCACATTGAGGCGGGCGGCCTGCCGGATGACGAGGACGCGCCTCAGATCCCGGACCCGCTGTCGTACGTGCCGAGGCGGCCGGTGACGATCATCGACATCACGGGCGTGAGTGGCCTGGTCGCGCAGATCGGGGCGCTCGTGGACCGCATCAACAAGATGAAGGAGGACAAGACGTTCTCGATGGCGACGATTGGCGCGCTGTACGAGACGATGGCGGCCGACCTGGTGATGGAGGCGCAGGAGCACATTGATGACGACAGCAGGCGTGAAGCGCTTCTCGACGCCGTGGAACGACGCTGGCGAGGCATCCAGCTCAGCCGACTCACCGGGCCACGCGCTGGGCCGCAGCCGCGAACGGAGCCGTAAGAACAACTTCCGGGCGTACCAGCGGCGGCTCGTGCCGTTCCTGCAGGACGTGCTGGGCATCACGCCGTGGCGCGGGGAGAACGGCGAGCCGGGTCAGGCGGAGATCCTGCTGGACATGCAGCAGAGCATCTGCGACCAGCTGGACGGGAAGCAGAACGTGCCGTTCATCTTCCTGGGGGAGGCCTGCCACGGGGTAGGGAAGACGTTCGTGCTGGAGGCGGCCGTGCTGCTGTTCTTCCACGAGTGCTTCCCGCCGGCGGCAGGGGAGACGAACCTGGTGCTGAGCACCGCGCCGACCAGCACGCAGGTGAACGACCTGCTCTGGAAGGACGTCCGGAAGCTGATCGAGATGGCCGCCGAGCGCGGTTACAAGGTCGGGCGCGGGATCCTGCCGAGCGAGGCGCGTATCAACAAGAGCGGCACGCACTTCGCGGTGGGCCGCACCACCAGCGACAGCGGCGGCAAGGGCGCGGAGCGCAGCCAGGGACAGCACAACGAGTACCAGGCGGTGCTGTTCGACGAGGCCGAGGGCATCCCGGACTTCTTCTACAACGGCGTGAAACGTCAGTTCACCGGGAACCGCGTGCGGCTCTGGGTGCTGATGGCCAACCCGAAGACCCGCACCAGCCGCTTCCAGCGCATGAAACAGCAGCGCGGCGTGAAGGTGTACCGCCTGAGCCTGCTGAACTTCCCGAACGTCGTGCAGGGCCGCGAGGTCGTGCCCGGCGGCACCAGCCGCAGCACGTTCGAGGACTGGCTGTTCGACATGGAGGACTTCGGCGCGATCCCCACCGACAAGGAGGACACCAAGCGGTACACGTTCCAGACCGCCTGGGAGATCACCGGCCCGGGCGGCGAGACGTACCCGCCCGGGCAGTGGTGGATCCCGCAGCGCGGGTTCCTGTACGGCGCGCTCGGCATCCCCCCGGAAGGTGGGGACGGCGACACGTTCATCACCGCCAGTCAGTACGAGGCGGCCACGCGCCGCACCCGGCGCCCCAAGACGACCGACCTGGCCCGCATCGGCCTGGACGTCGCGCGGTTCGGGAAGGACACCGGCAAGGTGTACCTCGACGAGGACGGCAACGTCAGCCTGATCGGCAGCCTGCAGAGCAGCGAAACGGACGGGTACGTCCGCGTCACCCTCAAGGCCGCGGAGATCGCCCGCGCCAACGGCTACACCCGCCTGAGCATCCGCGTGGACGCCGGGTACGGGAACGGCGTCGTGGACGCCCTGCGCGGCAACCAGACACTCAAGGACATGTTCGAGCAGGTCACCGTATACGAGGTGCACTTCGGCAGTACCAGCCCGCACGACCCGAAGCACTACGCGGACGTCATCACCGAGCTGTACGCCGAGGCGGCTGCCATCATCGACGCGCTCAGCATCAAGCACCCCGGCAACCGCCTCGAGGAGGACATCAGCGGCCGCAAGTACCGTTTCGTCACCAAGAACGTCGACAACGTCCGCCGGGAAGTCCGGAAGCTCGAAGAGAAGGACGACTTCAAGAAACGCCACGACGGCCGCAGCCCCGACGACGGGGACGCGTTCGTCCTCGCGGTCGCGCCGGAGTACGTGTTCCGCGAGCAGCAGGCCACGCCGCCCGACCCCGACATCCTTTACTCCGCGCTCGGCGCCATGACCACCCCCAGGAGGTGAAGCACCATCGGACTCCTCGACTCCCTCTGGCCCTGGCGCGCCCCCGCCCAGCAGGCCAGCGCTCCAGCCCAGGCCCCCCCGACCGCCAGTCAACCGGGCGCAGACCTGTCCGCCGCGGCGCACAGCGGCCTGCGCGCCGCTCTGGCCCGCGTGCCCAACGCCCAGCAGAGCCAGGACCCGCAGGACCTCGCCAGTCTTCTCAGCTGGTACGAAGATCAGTTCGCCGGGTACCCGAACGACACCCGCGCCCGCCTCATCCGCGTCCTGCGGGGCCTCGCCGAGAGTGACGACGACGTCAGCAGCACCCTCGGGGAGTACATCAGCCTCGTGAACGGCGGGTACACCTGGGACTACCAGGGCGGCGCGCGTGCCATCAAGAACGCCCAGGCGGCCACCGAGGAGTTCGCGCTGCGGATGTATCCCGAAGGTGGCGGCCTGAGCGGCCTGATCAACAACCAGTCCGCTGAACTGTGCGTCGCGGGCGCCAGCAGCCTCGAATGGGTGCCCGCCCGGAACCGCCGCAGCATCGACCGCGTCGAGGTGGTCCCCGGTGAGGAGATCCGGATCCGGCGCGACCCGGGCACCCGCGCCCTCGTGTACACGCAGGTCGGCCGGGGTGAGCAGATCACCCTCGACCCCCTGACGTACCGGTACGTGGCGGCCAGCACGCGCGGCCGCAGCCCGTACGGCCTGCCGCTGTTCCTCGCGGCGCTGTTCGCCCTCGACCGCAAACGGCAACTGTCCGAGAGTGAGCAGCGCGTCATCAACCTGATGGCCCGCAGCGCTCTCATCACCGCCAGCGTGCCCATGCCGACGGCGCAGCAGGTCGGTTGCCGCGACGAGCGGGACCCGAACTACCCGGCCGCCATCGCCGCCCACATGAACCGCGTCGCGGACCTCATCACCGCCGGATCCGCCAACGGCCTCTACCTCGCCCCGAAGTTCGGAGAGCAGCCCATCGAGATCGAAGCGACCCCCATCACGCAGAGCGTCGCCGGCCTCTCCGACATCACGAACAGCAACCAGCTGCGCGTCTGGAACGCCCTGCGCACCCTGCCGTTCCTGCGCGGCAAGATGGACAGCACCACCCAGGCCCTCGCGCAGGTCGTCATCCCGCTCGTGCACGCCCACGCCATCCACGGGCAGAGCGTCCACGCGGCCACCATCGCGTACGGTGCGAACCTCAACCTGCGCCTGCTCGGCATTCCCGCCACGGCCGAACTGAAGTTCAGCCCGCCCCGCAGCCCCTACCAGCTGGACGAGGCGACTGCGCTGCTGCGCCGCGCCGAAGCGCACGTCAAGCTCGCCGGGCTCTTCGGCCCTGCCTGGGCGCAGGCCGCCATGCGCGAATTCGACGTGGTCGACGGCGACGCCGACCGCGCCCCCGACTGGTGGAACCCCAGCAGCGGCCCTAGCGGCATGCCCGCCCCACCGACCCCACAGGAGACCCCTTGACCGCGCACCTCACCCTGAACCCCCTGCAGATCCTGATCGACACGTTCAACGCCGTCAGCGGCGGTCGCCACGTCCCCATCATCTTCAAGCCCAGCGACGCGATGCCCACCCCAGACAGCACGCCGCTGAACGACGACGACGGCCGCCCCGACGGGACCGGCAGCGTCCCCGCCGCCGGCGTCACGATCTTCGCGCAGGACGGCAGCGTGGAGATCTGGCTGAACGCCGCCGTGCCCATGGAGGACCTGCCCGCCGTGCTCGGCGAGGAACTCGCACACGTCCTCGCGGGCCCCAGCGCGCAGCACGGCCCGCTCTTCCAGCAGGAGCACGAAGAGCTCAGCGCAAAGTTTCAAGCGAACCTGGAATGGTACGCCGGAGCTTCCGACACCTCAGCCGTCCCGGCCCACGTCAGGACCGCACTCAAGCGCCTCACCGGGAACGGGCGGCCCAAGCCGTTCCCGGTGATCACGGTGGACGACCTCGACGACCTGATCAACCGGCAGGAGGTCGTCCGGCGCCTCGGCAGCAGCGCCGAGCACCTGCTCACCCAGCTGAGTGCCCGGACAGCTGAGCCGCTCCCGTTCTGGGCCACAGCCGCCGGGCAGTTCCTCGCCAGCCTGGTCCACGCGAGCGATCACGCGGCCGGCGAGCTCGAAAGCGCCATTCACGTCACCGCACTGGACATTAGCGCCAACGCCCTCACGGACGAACGGCGCCGCGCGCTCCAGCAGGCGCCCAAGCGGGCCGAAGTCAGCACCGCCCTCTTCCCCCAATTCCAGCCCACTGAGCCCCTGCTGATCAGCGCATCCCCACAAGGAGACCCGTCATGACCCGACACCGCGCCGCGTTCTCGCTCGTCACGCCCGCCCAGCCCACCCCAGGCACCCTGCCCGACGGGCACCTCGACCGCATCAACGCCCTTCAGGCTGCGCGCGGCAAGCCCGCCCTGAAGGAAACGGACCTGATCGCCCGGCCCATCCGCCTGTTTGGCAACCAGCTCACCAGCTACTTCACGCGCGTGCCCGACGCGGACCTGCGCGCCCTGGCTGACCAGATCAACGCGGGCGGCGGGCCGATGCTCAGCGCGCACGTGACCGACACCACCCCGATCGGCACGTTCTACTTCGCGGAGATCACGCCCGGCGAACTTAACCTCAACCCGCAGCCCGGGCAGCCCAGCCAGGTCCTGTACCTGGACACGTGGGCGTACTGGCTGAACGACGACACCGGCCAGGGGCTCGTCCGGCAGATCGACGCGGGGATCATCAACGAAGCCAGCATCGGGTACTGGTACGAGGAACTCCGTTGCAGCATCACCGGCAGCAACTACTGGTACAGCCCCTACTACGCCGGGGAGACGTACGAGATCACCGACCCCGAAAGCGGCAACACCAGCACCCGCCTGTGCTTCCTCTGGACGACCGGCAACGTCGAATTCGCCGAAGGCAGCCTCGTCTACC